CCATTATCAATATAGATACTAACACCATCTTGATCTATTGTTAATTTTAAATCTTTCATTTTCATTTATTTAATTTGTATGTATATCAATTTCATTTATTGCATCCCAAATATCCTTTTTGTTTCCTTGCAATGCGTTATCTACAAGCCACATTATTTCATCTCTTTGTTCTGAGTATGATGCGTCTATTATAAATTCTACATATTTTTCAACAGGCGATAGCCTTCTTTGTACTCTTGGTTTTAATTTGTATTTCATAGTTTTAATGTTTAATTAATAAATATTTTATAGGTGTCCACCTGTTTTTAAGTCTTCACAATCATATCTCCATTCACTATCTGAATTATCATCCATACCATCATAATCATTTGCCCCACTACCAAATTCATAATCTGCCTCACTAATTGCTTTATCTATTTTATCATTATATAACTGTTCATTCTCTAATAGATAGTCATGTAAATCATGATATTCTTTGTAGTCTTTTTTGTCTATCTCTATTTCTACCTCTGCAAATTTATGATAGACGCTACGTTGTTGTATTTTTACTTTCATAGTTTTAATGTTTATTTATTCTCCCTCTTTGTAATAAATCCATGTTGGTGGATACTCAAACAAATTACATATCTCATCTAAAATCTCATCTCCGTATTCTTTGCTACCCGATTTAATCAATATGTTTCTAAGATTTTCGTGTTTGTTTTTAATATTTTCCATAGTTTTTAATTTTCTAGTTGCCATTCTCCACATTCCTCACATACTGCGTCTCCCACGTATTGATGGAACACTACCCATTCGCTATCACAATATTTACAATGTAGTGGCTCAAGGTTGTGTCCCTTTTCAATTACGTCTTTGATAAAGTATTTTTTCATCTTCTTGTTTTATTTATTTCCTTATGTATTTTTTTACTGGAATGTCCATATCTATTTGAACACATACAGGATGTTAAACACATAATTAATATTATTGATATTATCTTTTTCATATTATTCGTTATTATCTGCATACTCACAAGCCTGGTCATAAAGGTTGTGATCTGCGTTTTCTATATAATCTACAAACAAGTCGTACCATTTTAACACTTGTTTTTCCATTCCTTTTTTTATTTTCATAGTTTTCATTATTTAATTTAAAAAAAGTGCTGAGAGGGATGGAGTATCGCCACCTCTCATGAGAAATTAGTACCATTATTTCAATACTCGCCTATTTCTACATAGACCTAGCCAATCCTATCATTCGCAATTCATATAGGTAGAGGCTAGAACGCTTTGGGCTTAAATGCCTATTTATACTCGCCCAAACGAGTGCATAAAGACAACGAAGACTATCCCTAAACTAAACAAAAAGAATAATCTTGTTGTCCTGTGTCTTGTTATCCCATCATAAACCTTTTGATAAAGTATGTATGATATTATTGTGTAAAATGCTATTGCACTAAAGACTCCTACGCAAAGTCCTAAGAACATAAAGCCGTCAATTATTAGATCTAAAATTTCCATAGTTTAAATATTAAAGTAAAATTTTCCGTTAGTTTTAATTAAGTCCTGGACAAACAAATCTTTTTTATTTGCTTTATCTGAATACAAGCAACAGGAAAGTTTAAAAAGACTATTAAATCTTTTCATGTCTACAATCATGTTTAAGTTTTGCAAAATCCAATTTGATAAAGAGATTGATAAGTCAATTTCTTTTACAGGAACACATAAAAAATCCTGTCCCTCATCGTATGTTATTATAATTTCTAGTTTTTCCATATTATGTTATTTTATATATTTCGTTTATTGCTCCCTCTTTAGTTTTAAACCAGTCTCCTACATGGTCGTTATTAATTCCAACTAAACGATAAAGAGGTTTATTGTTGTAGTGGTCTAATCCTTCAAATACCTTGTACTCAAAGTCTTTTGATGTGTCAATTATTTTTATCATAGTTCTTGATTTGGGGCGACCTTTTCCATTTCTCTCGCCATGTCATATTGTTTCTCTCCTTCTTCATACATAACACCATCTATCTCTACATATTGGTGTTCGTATTCATGGTCTTCCCATTCTGTCCAATAGTAGTAATCATTCTCATAATATTCCTCATAAAGTTCATCATCGGTTTTCGTTTGTTCATCTTTATCAATTTGTCTGAGGTGTTTAATCATGTCTTTATCATATTTTATATACATAAAGCCATCTTCAATTAAATATCCCTCATACATTCCTTCGCCTGTTATGTCGCATTTTCTCGCCCAAAATGTAATTTGTTTTTTATCTAGTTTCATAGTTTTATTTATTTAAGTTATCCATTTGTTCTTGGATGAGTTTAGATATTTTGTCATCTAAATATCTAGTATATCCAACATCTTGTTTGTCCCAGTCTTTTCTTAATTCCATTTTTAAACATTCAACATAAAATGGTATGTCTTTTTTAATTTTTCTCATAGTCTTAATATTTAGTTTAATTCTTCTTTAATCTCATTAACAAGATGCCATATTTTGCCACCTGTATAAACTTCATCATAACAATCCTGTGAATGTCTATTTGTTCCGTCTTCTGTTACAATACAATCATAGGTATGCTCAAGAGCAAAGTCCCATTTTGTAGAGGTGTTGCTCTCCATTAGGTTAATAAGTTTCTTAACCTTTTCTTTTAGTGTTTTACTTGTTTTGTTCATAGTTTAAATATTTAGTTTAAATTGTCTAAGACCTAGACTAATTGTCTAGGTTTCTGATATTCAATCTTCGTCAGTTAGACTGGGGTTTTTGGTTTAACATATCTCCGAGAAATTTTAATTCCCATAAATGCTTAGCAATTTTTGACAGTTTTATTGAGTCCTCAAATTCTGCAACCTCAACAGGATTTTTTCCCATGTTTGTCCCTTTGCTTTTTTCATACGCCATCACAATGTTAATAATGTCGTCTTTGTTTACTTTGTCGTATGTGTTTAATGTTTCCATAGTATATATATTTAGTTTAAAAATTATCTTATAGTTAATTGGTAAGTCGTTGAGTTTTTTGTCTCTGTGAGATACTTAACGCCAAAACCTATTTTATTTAAAATTCTTACCATTGATTCCCAGCCACAGCCTCCGTCTACGTGAGACGTGCCAAACTTAGACGCATTTTTTAAATGCCTGTAATTTTTGCCGTAATGAGTCAAGCCATAAAAATCATCAGAATTTAATTTTCTGATTTCATTATAAAAGTATTTATTAATTAAATCGCCTAAGACAGTTCCACGCATATCATAACCACCTCCACAAGTGGAAGAAATTTTATTATTTCGTGAATCTTTTAATGTGCAAATTGTATATCCGTAAGTGTTACGACCATACGATGTAGAAAACTTTGTTATAAGTGTTTTAAGTTTCCAATTCTCAGAAAGAAAATTTTTCTTCTGTTCTTTTGTTAAAATAGTTTTCATAAAAAATTAAATTTAGTTTATATAATTGTGTCCCAACTTGGACACGCTTACAAAGATATAAAATAATATTTTAAAAAAACAAACAAAAAAATAAAAAACTTTTAAAATCGCCGTTTTTATATCTGTTAGGGGGGTTTTTTATTATTATTTTAGATCATGGATTTTGTAAAATTGGGGGCGACCTTCTTAAAATCCAGTAGGGGGGAGAGACTCTCTTATAATATAATTATATAGTGAACGGAGTTTTAATTTTCCATAGATTGAAACACTATATTTTTGACCTTTAAAAAGTTCTTTTCTTGTTACTCTTTCAATTAGTCCAAACCTTAATAATTTTTCGTGTTCTCTATAAATGGGGAATTGATTATTAAAAGAATTAAGATAAGACCAATTAAATAAAACTTTGGCAAGTTCTGGAATCGTGTATAAATCTAATATTTTGTTTTCTTCCTGTGTAATACTGCAACCAATTAGAATATAAATAGTTATTGGCTTTATTTCTTCGGTCTCCAGTTCTTTATTAATGTTGGATAAAAATTTCTTCATTGCTTTTTTATGAGTAAATAAATCCTTTAATTTTTGGCTGGTTTTCATTTGTTTTATTTTGTTGGTTTTGTTTTTTGTTAAAGTTCTTTTTTAAGTTACTACGTTAAGACAAACAGAAACATTTTTATAAAAATAATAAGATTTAAATTAATTTCTTTGCGTTTCCCTCTCCAAGTGGAGACAAAAAGAAAGATTTTACTAAAAATATTAGTATTTGTAAGGGTAAAACGTTGATAATAAGCCGTTTAGGGCTGTTAGTCTGTGTCCTACATAGACAAAAACCAAAAATATAAAATCATTTTTGACTAGTACCCAGTTGCCCAAATTCACTTTCCCATTTGCGTTTGTATGCCGTATATATATAGTGAACTCCAGAAACATACCTACAGAGAGTTCTGAGCAAAAATAAGAAATTCTAAGACATTTTTTTCGTACAAATAACACAACTATTCAATGCCACAGAGATCATGTCTTAAATGGCATTTAAAATCCCAAATCTTGGGTTTCATAAATATATTATACTTGTTAGATTTATTATACTAGTATACTATATATATAATATAATATATATGTATAATATATATTACCAAATCTTTAGTTAGCAATATTTGCTTACTCAGGTAGAAATACTTTCTAACTCGTGGATAGTATGTTAATAAAAACAATTAAATAGGGGCAACAAAAAAAAGAATTTGTTTATAAATTAAGATCCATGGATATGATTGGACAAAGAGTAGTAGTAAGAGTTGAGAAAAAGTACAACGATACTATAACGTTTAACAATGGTGAAAAATTGTATTTAGATGTTACATACAATCCTACACATCATGTAGTAATTTGTGGTGAGGTTGTGGCGACTCCAAACACAGATTGGTGTGTCAGGACTGATGGTGAACGTTTAAAACAAGAATTAAGAATAGGAGATAAAATTTATTTTAATTATTTGACTGTAGACAACGAAAACAAAATAACAGATGATGAAAACTGTTATATGTTAGATTTAGAGATGGTTTATTGTTTTGTTAGAAATGGAAAGATTACTGCTACTTCCAATCATGTGCTAGTTGAACCACTTAAACAAGAAGAAAGAATAGGATCTATATGGATACCCAATACTGGGGAGAAGGAAGATGAAGGTATATTACGTTATATAGGAACACCCAAAAAAAATTTTGAACGGCCTGACGTTGTTCCAGGATGTAGGGTTAAGTTTGAAGATACCTACGCTTTTGAAAATGAAATTGAAGGAAAGAAATTTTATGTCATGCAGCAGGATGACTTGTTAGGTTTAATTATAGACGTTGGAAGGGCCGTATAAAATACCAGAATGTATATTTGATCACGCAAGACTATATGTTGAAACAAGAGTAATGGCTAATAGAGATCATTATAAAAAGTTATACTGGAAGTCTAGAAGATACGAGTATAAGAACCCCATACTTTTTGACGAACCTGTGGATAACGAATTTTACACAGACTTCAAAGGTATCCTGGGAGAGTTATTGATAAGGCATCAGTTAGATTTAAAAGGAGTTAATTATACTACTAGTGCTTTTGTAAAAGAAAAAGGATGTAGTGATCCTGATCTTATAGTAAACGGAAAGAGTATAGATGTAAAGGGATGTGAGAATAGTCTTAAAGTAAATTTTTTTACCTTAGATAAATTAGATGTAGACTATATACTCTTTGTTTTATTCTTACGTCATCATAACTATGTTATACTTAACTTTAAGAAGACTGATATACAGGACTGGGATATAAAGGTAATAAATGAACGTAATAAGTATTATGAGTTCAAAGTAGACAAGAGAAAGATAAAGGTCACCCCAAAATGAAAAAATTAATATATGAAATATCAAATAACGGAAAAACTGAAATTATAGAATTAGTAACAAATAGGTCTGCTAAATGGACAGAAAATCAGTATCTTAGAAACAGATTAAATACAAAAATGAAATTAATTAAAACTATAAATTATGAAACATGAACATCACCCATTTGAAAATCAAATCTTCAATCACTTCAGAGAAGAAGAAAAAAAGATACATGAAAGTATCAATACACTAGTGAAATACAATTACAAAATCATAGATTTAGAAAATCAAATAATAGATAAAAGCAATATAAAAAGACACGATAAGCGTTTTAGTTTTGACTATAAAAGAACGCCTAAAAGATCTTATGAAAAAACACACTAAAATATATCACGATCACTTTGGTTTAGATCCAGGTGATTGGATAGGTTGTGAAGTGTGTAATAGTACTGCTGTTGATATACACCATATAGAACCGAGAGGTATGGGTGGATCAAAAGAAAAAGATGTCATTGAAAATTTGATGGCACTATGTAGAGATTGTCATCTTTTGTTTGGAGATAAAACAAAATTTAAAGATATGTTGAAAAGATTACATCTGTATAAAATATGACAAGGAAAGAAGAACTCTTGCAACAAATACTTTATTTAAAGATAAACCATCCGTATAATCCTGCAATACCTAAATTGCAACAAGAATTAGACGAACAAGAATCTAAAGAAGATCAATAACGTCTTCTATTTTATTTAAGAGTTTTAATTTAAGGGTATATGCGTCTGGCGTATTTGCTTGTTCTACTTGACCTAAACAGTCTAATAAAACTTCTAACTTTCTTAATGCTAACACTTCATTTGTTGCATCTTGAGACAATACACCTGGAGGTAATTGATGTTGGTTCTCTGACATGAATATTTATTTTATTGAATCTTTTTTAGGCTCTATAACCTTTTCTACTTTTTTCTTTACTTTCTTAATTACTTTGCCTACTCCTGTTTGTTCTCCTTTAGATAGTCTTTCTATCTTTTTTTGTACGGCAGAAATTTTTGCATTAAGTACACCTATAGCAACAGTTTTTTTTTGTTCTTGTGCTAACTTTAATTTCTCCTGGAGAAACTTAAGTCTAGCCTGTTCTTTTTTAAGTTTTTCACCCATTACCTTCCGTATTTGTTTTTCATAGAGTTTAATCTATTCTTTTTTTTCTTTTTCTTCTTTTTGATTCTTCTGTATACAGCCATTTTATTATTATTTATTTTTTTCTAATTCTTTTATCAATATATTAATTTCTTCTATATCTTTCTGCAAATATTCTATTCGCAAATCTTGTTTAGCGTCATCAGGTAAAGCACCCATTTCTCCACGAGGCCATTTGATTCTAAACTCATCATTTAAAGCCTGGTTATATTTAAGCCTTACCAGTTCGCCTTCTATATCTGCAATCTTACCAGTAAGATCAAACCAAATACCAGCAACACTAACAATACCTACAATAATACCAATAAGTGTTTTAATATCTAGTTTTACCTGGGACTTTTCACTAAAACTAATTTCTTCTTCTGTCATAGCCTAACGTTAATACCTGCTTTAAGATTTGACATTTTTTTGTCCCAAAACTTAGTAATTTCATACTCTGTGAATATACCAATTCTTCTCCATAGTTTAAGTCCAAAATTTAACCCAATATTGTAATCAGTCCATTTAGTGCTCATCCCATCGTCTGCTAAAAAAACCTCATACGAATATTCTTCATCACCTATAATGTGTTTATGATAACCAGGCATTACTGAAGCCCAACTATGTATCCAGAAATTATCTCTATAAAAATAATAATCTGCACCAACTACAGCACTTAAAGTTCCGAGAGTACCAATTTTATTAAATTCTCTTTTGTTATAGTCATTAACAATACCTCCATATATGTTTCTTCTAAAATCTAAATCTGTATCTGCAACCCTATCACCATTTTCGTTACTCCACCACCAATCTATACCATCAGGTATACCATCAAAATTGTTATCTATAGTATAAGCATGATCTTCATAATTATAATCGTATGCTAAATGCCACCATCTAGCCTCATAAGTATTACCATTATCATCTATTTGTTCAGATCCCAAATATTCATCTATTGGTAAAAAACCATAAGGTCTGTGAGTTCTGACCATACCTCCGATACTAAAAGACAGCCTTTTACCAATAGGCACTCTAAATCTTAAATCAGCAGATTTATAGTTAAGTTGTATTTTTTCGTTTTTTAAATATTCACCTTTTAAACTCCACCATTTAGAAATCCATCTAACTAAATATTTTTCATTAATATATTCTCTGTTATGTGTGCGACCTTTATCATATTGCAAAATATATTCTAAACCTTTAACTTCAGAGTAATTAGAATTTAATGAAACTTGTTCTTCACCAGTAAAAAACTCTCCTGGTTTCTTTTCATATCCAAGTCTAGACATTTTTCTTATTCCGTATGTAACCTGATAGTCTACATCCCATTCAGGAGTTATGTCTACAACCTCACCTTTTTGTGTAACAAAATATTGAGGTGGTGCTTCAAAACCATCTTCTTGTGTATAAGTTCCATAAACAGTAGCATATTTAAAAACTTTATTATATGCTTTTTTTAAAATTTGTGCATTGACGCTAGATGATAGCAACATGGCTACCATAATAAGTATTATTTTTTTTATCATGTTAGTTAAATTTTGATTCTACGATTTTGTTAATTTCTTTTTGTATGTCTTTTATAGATATGTCTAGTTCAAACATAATGTTTGCTTGCCATACTTTTATTTCTTTTCCGTTGTTAAAAATTTTGATTGTTGGGACAACAGATATAGACTCCTCTGCCATCAAGTCTGGTTGATCTTCTATGTTTAGTATATGTTTATTGCAGTCGTAAAGTTTTTTCCAATCTGTTATTTCTTTAGTCTTTGCAAACGATGCAGTAAAAAAAACAACGCTTATTTCGTCTTTGTACTCTTGCGACTGCCCATTAAAAGCAACAAGAAGTAAAACGATAAGTATTATTGTTTTTTTCATTTTATATCTTCATATAATCTTTGCTCTAATAATTTAAGTTGTTCTTTGATTTCTGTGACGTTTTCGTCAATATTTTGGATTTGCTGTCTTACTAAATTATCTTTTAAATCAAACTCTACTCTTGAAATTTCTGGCTTTGGTAGATCATCTTTATCTAATTTTTGATCTATTTGTGCTTGTACTGAAAACCAAAAACTTGCAGCCATAATCACAGCAACGACTATTCCTCCCATAGTCTTAAGTGATAAAGTGAACTTACTGTCTTCTGAAATTTCTGGTAGTGCCATATTTTTAAATTTTAAGTTATAATATCTTTATTGTTCATTTGTGCTCTAGATCCTTGCCCAGCATTGAATCTATCTCTTATTTGTTGAAATCTTTTGGGTAATTTTTTACCTTTTTTGATTTTCTTTTTTACCTTATTAATTATACGAAAGTCTTTTTTATTTATAACTCCGTCATTGTTAACGTCTATTTTATGTTGATCTCCTTTTAATGCCATTATACTTTTCTTATTTGTTGTACTTTATCAGGGGCTTTACCTTTATTAGCAAGCCTCTTCTTTTTTCTCATGATCTTTCTAAGTTTCTTTTTAGAAATCTCACTAGTAGTTCTTGGTGTTTTTTTGTTTATTCTTCTTGTTGGTCTACAGTACTTACCTGATTCACCAACACTATCGCCAGAGCCACAGGGTTCTCCTGTATCTGTTCTTACCCAGTTTTCTTTAAACCATCTTCTAAGTCCTCCTTCGTATGCCATTACCTCCAGCCTCCTCCTTTAGATTTATACCATTTACTTGCCCATGCGTTAGCATAAGCAGATGGATATACATCAAACTTTTGTTTAGCAAGAGACTTTGCTCTTGACCAAAGTTCAGGTTTTGTCGGCTTAGGTTTTTTTATTTTTCTCATTGGCAAATACAAATCGGACAATTAAGTCCACAATTTTTCATCTTCCTTGTTTATTATAAGGTTTTTTATATCCCTTTGACGTTTTAAGTCTACTCCTGTTTTTGGAGTGAATACCTGGTCTTTTCTTTTTAGGTTTTGCTAAATAAGGTTTTAATATTAATCTAGCCATTACCAAGTTTTACAAGCCCAGTACCTTGCTTTCCATCTAGGTCCTGGATTATCACAATTATGCCTTGCACGAAAAGACTTACGTCTTGCAGGAATATTTTTTTTAATTTTCATATTTGGATCACCAAAGTGAACCTTTACTATTTTTCCGTTTGGCTTTTTAACATAGACCATGCTTTTTTTTGCAGGCCTGTCAGATTTCATTATCTTATTTAAAGTAACGTTTCTTCCTTGATAAATAGCCATATATATAGTTTTTTCAAAAATAACATTCAGTTATAATAATCATATAATTATTTAATACTCAAAAACAAGTAAAATATTTTACTTATATTGTTTACGACAAAACATATTTTTGTATACACAAAAACCAACAAAATGTCGTTAGTAGATATATTTTCAGATTCTGATTTTGATAAGATGTTTTTCAATCCTTATAAAGTAAAAGGATCGTTGAAAAAAAAATACCCTAAACTAAAGATGTTCAAGACTTTCCAGGGCTCTGATGACAAACTAATTAAGTATGTTTTGTATGTTTATGACTACAATACTCCATTAAAAGAATATTACCCAGATTTAAAAATAAGAAAAGAGGAGGCAGCAAGATTAGCAGGTTATGATTTAGATAAAGAAAAAGATTTTTTATATGAAATATTTTTTTTTACAAATTTAAAATTGCTAGAAATGGTAGACGAATTTTTAAAAAAACAAAACAATAGGGTTTGGTCTATGATAGTTTCAAACGAACAAACATTTTTTGAATATCAAACAAAACTTTTAAGACCAGTAGATGGTGATAAAGACAAAGATATTTTACAGGCATTACAAATTAAGTCAAAAATTATGGATGACCTAAACACAATAAACGAAAGATTAGAAACATATTACATGAAACTTTATGGAGAGGATGATGTTTTATTAACTACAATAAAGGCAGATAAAAGATTAACTCCTGAGTTTATTGCAAACTTATGATAATACAAGGAATAGATTATAAAGTACCACCAGTAGGAAAAGTAAAAAACGTTATAACTGGCAAAAACGAAAAAAGACCTATAATTACATCTTCATCAAAAAAAGAAAAGCAAGTTTGGATTAGAACAGAACTTCCTAAAGATTACCAAAAAAAAAGATCAGAAGAAATTTCAAAACAAAAAGAAGATCCAAATTATTTTGATACTGAGTTAGAGGCGTTTAGATCACAGGAATGGGACAGAAGATTAAATGGTGTTTGGTTTATGAATAATGGGAGTCCAGAATATTTGACAGGGTTACATTATTTTTTTTTAAATTGGTGGTGTATTGACGTTGGTTATCCTTCTTTTAGAAAGACTGATCAAGAGTATTTTTACTTTTTGCAATTCTGTATAGAAGATCCTAACTGTTTAGGAATGATAGAGTTGACAAAACGTAGACAAGGTAAAACTGTTCGTGCTGGATGTTTTATGTTTGACCTTATATCAAGATCTAAAAGTAAAAACGGAGGTATACAGTCTAAAACTGCAATGGATGCAAAAAACAATGTGTTCCAAAAAAATATAGTTGGACCATTTAAAAAGTTGCCAGATTTTTTTAGACCAGTATATGATCAGTCTAAAGGAGTCACACCAACATCAGAACTAAGGTTTTATAGAACAACGAAAAGGGGAAGTAAATCCTTAGAAGATTTAGGTAAACCAGAACTTGAAAGTCAAATAGACTGGAAGAGTTCTGATAAATATAGTTATGATGGTACGAAATTACATAGATACCTTGGTGACGAGGTTGGAAAAACAATGGAAGTTGATGTATGGGAAAGGCACAATGTTGTTAGGTTCTGTGCAGAACTGGACGGTGAATACATTGGAAAGTTTTTATACACAACAACTGTTGAGGAGATGGAATCTGGTGGTGAATCATTTAAAAAACTTTGGGAAGCGTCTGATCAAAAAGTAAAGAACGCACACGGAAGAACTCAAAGTGGTTTATATAGATACTTTACACCTGCATACAAAACATTATATTTTGATAAATATGGTGTGCCAGATGAAGAAAAAGCAAAAGAATATTATCTAGCAGAAAGAGAATCTTTTTTACATGATGATAGAGCATTAAGTAATATTATTAGAAGAAACCCTTTCACTATAGATGAGGCATTTAGAATAGACGGAGAAAGGTCTTTATATAATGCAATGAAATTAAATGATAGAATTGATAAACTATCCTGGAGAGATAACGTCTATACTGTAGGTAACTTTGAATGGGTAGGAGATAAAGAAGATGGTGTTGTTGAATTTAAACCTATGTCAAACGGAAGGTATAAAGTTTGTTATCTTTTTGAAAGTAAAGATGATGCAAACCAGGTTGTAAAACGAAGTGGAAACTATATGCCAACTAAAAATTCACAGTTCGTTATAGGCTGTGATCCTTATGATCATGATACTACTGTAGATGAAAGAAGGTCTAATGGGGCTTTCTATGTTTATAAGAAACACAACTCAACATCAAATTTTTATGATAGTTCTTTTATTGTTCAATACATTTACCGACCAAGCACGGCACGGCAGTTTTATGAAGATGTTTTGAAATGTTGTCATTATTATTCATGCCAAGTCTTGTTTGAAGACAATAAAGTCGGAATAAAAAGTTATTTTGAAGACAGAGGTTATGGAGGTTTTTTAATGTACCTTCCAGGATCTACAAAGCCTGGAATAAGTGGTTCGCTAAAAACTCACCAACAGATTGCAGAAATAACAGAAGACTATATTGAAAATAATATTGATAGGGTGTATTACTCAGAGTTGTTAAAAGATTGGTTAGAGTTTGATATAACTAAAACAACTAAGTTTGATGCAGCAATGAGTGCTGGTTATACATTGATAGCAGATAAACATATCCTGTTAAAAAATGAACTAGCAAAAAAAAGGGTGATAAATGCTAGCGACTTGTTTAAAAAATATAAAGTAGGATGATCAACAAAGACAAAGGAGAATCTACATATCCTGATCATTTAATAGATCCATTACAAAAAGGAAGAGACTGGTGTCTCGCATATGCAAAAGCAGCATGGAAAGATTATAACCAACATGGCGAACATTCTTTTCATAATAACAGAGGTGGATATGTAAAGATTAAAGATTATGCACAAGGCAATCAATCAATAAATAAATACAAAAACTTAATGAACGTTTCAGATGCTGACAACGATACGTGGTTAGCAATAGACTGGAGTGTTTTACCAGTAGTTCCAAAATTTAGAAGAATTGCTTTAGGTAAATTAAGTAAAACAGAATATAACATTTCTGTAACTCCTATAGATGGATTGGCACAATCGCAAAAAGAAGATTATTTTAACAAACTTAAAGCAAAAATGGATTTAAGAAACATGGCAAGTCAACAAATGCCAGGTATAGAAAACTTTAGTCCATTAAAAAATGAGGGTGACGAACCAGAAAATGACGAAGAGTTAAACCTTCACATGGCTTATACCTATAAGCATAATGCAACTATAGAAATGGAACAAGGTATTGACTTAGTTTTCAATACTAATGATTTAGGAGAAAAAAGAAAACAAGTTTTAGAATCTTTATTTGACTTTGGTGTAGCAGGATATAAAGAATACATTGATTCAAATGGAGCAGTCAAAATTGATGTTTGTAACCCAGAAAATTTAATAATATCACATTGTAACAAAAGAGACTTTTCTGATAAAGTTCATGTTGGTGAGGTCAAAGAAATGACTATTGCAGACTTAAAACAATTAGCAGGAGATCAGTTTAGTGAAGATCAATATAGAAAAATAACTGAACAATATATAGGAACGCAGGGTTCAAAAAGAATGTATCCTACAAACAAACAATATAAAAGGGCATACGAAGATCAAAAAATTAAAGTATTAGACCTGGAGTTTTTCTCTATAGATCAAATGGTACACGAAACAAGAATAGATAAAAGAGGAAACAAAAAGTTTGGTAGAGCAGGATACTATGATAAAAGTCAAAAGAAAAAGTATTATAGATCT